CCAATACCAACAAAACTACCAGTCATCCTAACTAAATCAGCATTATTTACTCTGAAGTTTAGGTAAGATGAAGGGAATGAATTGTTAGTTGAAAACATATCAATACCAACAGGTACAATGGAATTGTCTAGAATCCCTAATTGGGTGGTTCTGTTAGTGCCTCCGCTTGATGCTATAAATGCACCTTCTTTGTTAACACTACCCGATGCTGTGATTAATAATTCACCAGATCTTTGATATATAGCTCCATTAACATCTAATGAATATAATGGGGATGGGCTGTTAATACCAACAAAGTTATTAGGGTAACTTCCAGTATAAATAAACCCCTCATCGGCGCTTAGTACACCGTTGCGGTTGTATATAATTTGTGTATTAGAACCAGGTGCTGCAACTGACCCACTAAATGAACCTGTAAATCCACTTGTAGATCTTATACTTCCAGTAACAGTTAATGACCCAGTAGGTATTACTACAGTACCATACAATGTTTGTGTATCATTTGCAGCATCACCCAATTGGTTAGAGCCTGTTGATAATACAGTTTGATTAACTACAAGTGTTCCAATAGAAGCAGTACCAGTTAATGTTAAATTTCCATTAAACGTTAAGTTTTGATTTAACGTGTTTAAATATGATGCAGTTAATGCATTGGATGCAGTAATATTATATATAGAACCTGTTTGTAATTGTCCCGGTTTAAATTGTCTCATTATGCCCAACGTCCTTTCACTACGATTGTATCTTGTGTATCAATCGTGTATCCTAATATTGCAGTATCAAACACAATTGTTTGTGTTGATACATCACTCGGTGTCCATGTATATACAAATTTATCAATATATTGACCATTAATATATACATCAAATTCATTTTTAGTTGCAACTGTTAATGTAACTGGATTAATTGCTGCATAGGCAGAAACTGTAACTGTTGTAGCGGTGGAATATGTTGCTAGTTTTTCTGTTAAATTTGTTATATATGTCATGGTTGGTATATCAATTTTTGTTGATGACCCGCCAGATGATACAACTAAATTACCACCACTTGATACAAATGTTTGTGCTTGTAATATTTTAGATGATATAGTTGTGCTAAATAAGTCACCATCAATATCAATTACATTTTCAAACACAACTTTTTTAACTGAGAACATTTTTCTCAATGTTGATTGACGAGTTTGTTGTTCTGCTAATAGTGCTGCTTGCACTGTTAAATTAACATTAGCTCTAACCAATCGATCTTCACCAACCGTATTCACAGTATCAAATGAAAACTGTCCTAACTGTGTTGGAAATTTATTAAATTCATTTCCCCATGAATGACGACTATACGGCATTATCTGATCAATTAATTCATTTAATTGTGCTGTAAAATCACACCATAATAACAATTCATATTCAATTGTTACATAACGAGGAATATCAACTACATATATTTTATCAGATTGAGCCGGTTCATGTTTTGGTATTGGAAACAACTCATCTTCATATCTATTACGTTCGTTATAACGTTGTTTGTAAGCACGAACATTTGCATCCGGATTTCTATTTACATCTAAACGTTTAACTGCATCGCGTTCATTAACGGAGCTACGTTTAATCATTATTAATGGAGATTGCAATTTGCCTTTTTCGTCACGCATAAATCCTAAACGACGTACATTGTCCCATTTCTCACCATTAGCAAAAATTACCGGTACGGAAATCAATTGCCCGTTTTCTTTAATCTGTGGTTGTACAGAATTGTCCAAAAATGATTTAATTGCATAATCTACATCATATAAAGTACGTTGCGGTGTTCGTATTACATCATCGTCGCGACGGGTTTGCATTGCACGATTAAGTAGTTGATCTGGGCCTATTCCTTCGGTTCGAGTTGGATTAGGTTTATTTGTTTTACGATCAATATTTTGTCTGTTCAATGCAGCCATTTATTTACCCTTTATATGCGGGAGCGTCATTGTTGCCACCTCTTCTGATATTCGTTATCCCCTGTGGAGTTTGTCGTGTTACATGTGCGTTACATACAACTGAGACGCTGTAACCATGACTATCACCATTTGGCCATGTATCTGGATTTTTTCCGGTAAAATACTGATTAGCATCTACATTATCCAATTCATAGTATTCATTGTCCCAAAATATGATATCTCCAACTTCTGGATATAAATCTGCATTTTCTAATACATCGCGAGAAATTGCAAATGTTGCAGATCTAGTATAGGTATGACCATAGTCATCCATTTGTGCAGCTTTATCTTCTTTTGTTACAAGTGCAGGTATTAGCATTGCATCAAAGAATGATTTTGAATCTGATTCACCGTATAAATTAGATTGAGTGCGTTCAACTATGAGTTTATAGAAAAGTATTTCGGTGTCAACTATTGCATTCAATAGTTCCGAGTTAATTGCTGCTAAGAATCTTGCATCTCGCATTCCTCCAAATAATGCCATATTTTTCTCCTATCCAACATATATTTTTAGAGGCACTTTTCCTAATATCTCAGCCATTTGGGTTGCTTCGGCATTTTGACGTGTTAACATTGCTTCTTTTGTTAATTTATCTAAAAATTCTTTTAATTGAGTAATCAATTGTTCTTTTTCTGATTGAGCCTGTGATATTAATGCAGGACCATCTAATGTTACATCGCCATTCGGAATTGGAATAGTTGAATATTTACTACGAACATTTCCTAACATTTCTTTTGCTAGTGCGGCCCCATACTTAATTATCCACGTACGCCCTATATCATTAATGTGCGAGTATGTTTGATATGTATATGGTATATTAGATGCGTCACTTACTCCACCTCGTACAAGTGCGCTATTACCAAATAAAAGAGCATCATTGCTTTTCTCATCTTCGAAGATATATTCAATCCATACATTTTTATAAAAGATTGATGATGCTGATGAGCCAGTTCCTGATGTCGGTACTGGATATACACTAATATTATCGCCATGTATATCAAATGAATAATGCGACTTGCGTATTTGATCATTGAATTCAATTGCTTGCAAACGGAATAAGTCGGCATTAATAGGCATCATCATGAATGAGATTGATGGTGAAAATCCGCCAAACCCGAAGCTATCTAACATTTGCTGAGAACCTAATCCGGTACCGACGAATGGATCAAAATATCTAACAATTGCAGGTGGTGCTGTGTGCATCACTTTGCGTATTTCAATTGATGAAGTACCTGATAATGATAGTCCTTCTTCTGCTAATGATGCAGATACTGCTTCTCGTATACTATATGTTTGTTGGCCCGGTATCATATCGATACGAGCTTTATGCCATTTTGTAGTACCACCTGAGTCAGCTTCAGTACCATACGCTCGGGATAATTTAGTAATGTATCCCATTGAATTACCAACAACTTGACCGGTGAAACTACCGCTAGGGCCTAAGAACGAAGATGCGGTTTGAATCCCCATTGTATTCAACAAGTTATTAACAATGTTTGTTTGATTAACTTGATTGGAGTATTCCATCGTCGCAGCTTCTAATGCTGTGAAGAAGTTTATGTCTTGTAATTCAACATCCATAATTGGATAACCAACATGACGTGCTGCAAACACTGCAAACTTAGGAGCTTGTTGTTGAAATAATGGATCTGCATCAAAAAAACCAAACGGAGTCATCCCTGGTGAAAATGAAGCTGATCCTGGAAATATTGGTTTGTTTTGTGAATAATCCATTAATAATCCTCTTTATGTATAAATATCAATATTTTTCATTTAGTAGGTTCAAAATTTCTTCTAATGCTTCATGACGATGATTATCAGTTAAGATAATTTCATTGACCCATTTTGAGTTTTTAATTTTAGGTACTTCATGTACAGCTGAATCATTATTAAATTTTAAATCTACTTGATATCGGTCTCCAGTTAAGATCATAATACTGCCTTTACCTAAACGAGATAATACCATTTGTAATTGTTGTTTTGTTAAATTTTGGAATTCATCTACAATGCAAATTGCATTATCAAATGTTCTTCCCCGGAAATGTGCTAAAGAAACTAATTCAATATTTTCTTCTTTTTCCATTTTATCCAATATCTCTGGTTTATTATAAACCTTACGCATATTGCTACGAATTGGAACTAACCACGGATCCATTTTTTCTTGCAATGATCCTGGTAGAAATCCATTATCTTCATTTGATACTGTTGGACGTGTCATGATAATTTTATCAATTCGTCGTTTAAAAAACATATCCAATGCAATTTGAACTGCTAACAATGTTTTCCCAGAACCAGCTTTACCCAATAAAAAGTTAAATGGCGTTTCAATGATTTTTGCTTTTGCTTGTTTTTGTTCTTCCGACAACGAAATTGAGAATTTAATATCAGATTTCGGCGGAGTTTTCTCCTTGTTTGTTATAGCCATAAATAACCTTGTTTAAATTGTTAATTTAATTTTGTAAGCGTTGTATATTGTAACGTCATATCCAATAATTCTTCAATACCACCTAAACTTGCTTGTCGTATTGCTTCATATGTTTCTTTTGGTGGATATGGTGTCATAACCTTAATTTTAATAAGTTCTTTATCTGGTCCTAAATCTTTTTCAATATGTACCATTAAAACTAAACGTATTGCTCTAATACGATCTAACACGTCAATGAGACGACCATTGTATCGAATATTTGCGTGCATATCATAAACTATGTGTGGTGCTGCCATAATGTTTCTTTTAATCTAATTTTGAATCAATCCAATTTTCTAAATTTCTTACTTGATCTGCTGTCGAAGCTGCGCCTCTAACAACGATTTGATATATTTTTCCATTAAATGGTAAACTGCTACCACTTCGAGCTCCAATATATAAAGGTAAATTTCCAAAACTACCAGTGCCAG